CATAATAACTCCTGCTTCATCATTGTCTGCTATTAGTACAACACTGTTGAAGTACTTCTCTAATAGTCTGATCTGTGATACAGACACATTAGCGCCCAGAGTCGCAACTGCTGGGAAACCTACTTGATCTAATCGTATTGCATCAAAAGATGACTCTACAATATAAACAATGCTTGATGTTTTAACTCTGTTAAGATTGAACAGTATCTTACTTTTTGGAAGTCCTGGGGTATTCTTAAACTCTTTACCCTCAACTGTTCTAGCAACAAAGCCCAAGCACATACCGTCATGGTTATGCATTGGGACAGTAACTGAGTCTTGTTTTTCTGAATACCCTAAAGCAAATTTAGACATAGACTCTTTTGTAATTTTTCTACTTTCAAAATATCTAATTGCTCTAGGAGACTCCATAGCCTGATTATGTAATCTTTTAATTAAGAGTTCATCATATTGAACAAAATCTGGAGGACTGTAGAGTGTCTTATTAATAACACTTGTTAGGTCTGTTTCTTGACCCTTACTTCTTATATATCTAACAGCCTCAAAGTATGTTCTATTTGATGAAGTCATGACAAACTCTTCTAAACTTTTAGTTACCTGGCATCCAAAACAAAAGAATCTACCATGCTCTTTTGATACTTCTCCTGCTGGCGTTCTACTATTATTATGATATGGACAATATACGATTAATTCATTACCGAACTCTGCTTCTACATCTACGCCAATTCCGTTTAGTACTCTTCTAATTTGATCTTCTGTATATATGTCTGTCATTTATTTACCGTCTTCATAATCTTTATATCTATAATATCCTTTATCAAAATCTACCTGAACTAAGAAGTCACCCATAAATCCATTACGATTTTTTCTAAATACACATTCAATAATATCACTATTGGTAGCACGACCTAAAGCCATAACCCAGTCAGCATCGTAGGCAATCTGTCTTGACCATGCTGTTTGACCAAGTGTTGGAGCACTGCTTAGGTCTTTTACATCATCAGGGGTAGCGGATGAGATAGCAATAATGGGCACTTGTTCACTAATAGCCATAAGTTTAAGTTCTCGTGAAAGGTTCTTCATTCGTACCGTTTCATTATCTGACTTTTGATTTGGACTCATTAACTGAAGATAATCCACAATAACAAAGTCTGGCTTATACTGATCAATCTTTCCACGAATAACTGAAGGGGTTACCTCTCCACCATTATCATTTGAAATAATGTGGAACTCTGGTCTACCTTCAACTTTATTCTTGTGCCAATTCTTTAGCATGTCTAGTTCTACTTCACCGTTACTTAACTTTCTATGTGACCAAACTCCTTCACCCATGATAGCAAATACACGATTACGAACTTCTGTTTCAGACATTTCAAGGCTAATAATCAAAGGTGACTTGCCTTGCTTCCATGCTTGAACAGCAAAGTATAAAGCCATCCACGACTTACCAATACCAGGGTAGGCTAGGAATACCCCTAGTTGTCCAGGCATGATTCCAGAAGGTAAGTAGTTGTCAAACCCTGGAAGATTAGTTTTAATACCAATCTGACCAGTCTCTTTCATCTTCTGAACATTTTCATAGTATGCAAGTGCTGACTCTAAATCAGTAGCATCAATATCACGAATAGCGGATGTATTCTTTTTTAACTCTGAAGTCTTTGTAATAAGTTCTTCTAAAGCCTTTGATCCTTCTCCACCCTGAACTTCTCCAGCAGCAGACCTAAGTATGTCTTTAAGACTATCATTTAGATACTCTGTTTGTAATTCTTCTAGGTGATGCTTTGTTGCACCGATTCCAGGAACTGGTTGAAAGTCTCTAAACTTTTCTACAACAAGAGATACTGGTGGAACACTACCGTTGTTCTCAAAATATAGACGAATAAAGTTCCAAATATCGTTATGTGTTCTAAGAAGATTTTCAACATTTGCTTGTAATAAAACATGCATCTGCTTATCTTCAAGTAATGCCGATATAACTCTTGCTTCTGTATTATTCACTTAGCCACTTCCTTGCTAATCGTCTACGCTCTATTCTTTCTTTATCATCTTGTTCTTTATCAATTTTACCATTAAGGATCTTTTCTGCATTGTATGCAAAATAATTCCAACTAGGTTCTTGTGCTACACTAAAGTAATAATCTAGTAAGTCATAACATTTACTAATGCCGTATGACTCTACAAGAGCATCAGAAGCCCACTGCTCAACATTTAAATTAAGAGATGGCTTTTGCTCATACTTTGCTGTATGTAACTTGCTATACCTACTAAGCAAAGCCATTCGGTCTTTGCGTTCAGCCATTAGTCTGTTTCAGCAGCCTCTGCTTGTGCTTCTTGGATTTTCTCTGTTAGTTTGTCTTCAACAAACTTATAAACACGCTCAAAAGCCTGTTCAGTATTTTCACCATCACGCTTAGAGTCTATAACTCCAAGGTCAATTCTCAAAGACTGGAAGTTTCCCAAATTGAGAGTATAGCCTAAAGTTACATTTACCTTAGTTGAATCGTTTTCCATTACCCCACCCATTTCATAGTTTTAAATACTTTCAGACCAAACAGGAATATACCTTCCGTCTTCAGTCTTCGTATATGTAAGTATACCGTCTCCCATTCGCCGTGTCAACTCTTGGCTTGTAGGAGTCATATTATTTGTTATTAATTTGTCTTTTCTTGGTTGTCCAATATGTATAGATGCCAGTATAGCACGAATTTCTCTTACGTGGTCTTCTGAATAGTAAGACCTAATTTGAAATCCAGTTTTACCATCTATGCTAGATCCAACTGGTTTAGGTATGACTCCTCGTTTAATTAAACTTGGCATGTACTTTCTATGACGATTAACTAATTTAGCAGTCTCAGCAATAGTATATGCTCTTTGTCTATTTTTTCTAAAGTCAGACCTTAAACATGTTTCAATTCTATCTTTATTTATATTGTAAACAGTTACCATTCCAGTAGATCGTGAACTATGATATAGCCTTACGAGATCACCATTTAAAAACCAGACTTTCTGGTTTCCTTTTATTACAGCCTCGTTATTATATTGTTGGCTCTGGATTTTTCCCTTAGCAGTATCCATCTACCTTGCTCACTTTCTGATGGTGGGTGAAAAAATTTTCTTGACCCGCAGAGTATACAGAAAATCTCCATGTGTTCGGTTGTACTGTATTGTCTATCAACAAACATACGACCTTTGCATTTTTTGCAAAAAACCATTTCCCACCCTTAATGTTAGTTTGGTATACCAAGAATAATTAAATTTACTGCCAAAGATAGGTCGCCAGAAGCACCAAATCTTACAATTCCTTCTACTCTTGATGTTGTTACTGTTTTTAGAATAACGCTTACGTTCTGTCCAGCAGGCGTATTTCCAATATTGACTGGGGTAGCGGTAGCAATTGGCTGGTATTTAAAATCACTTGGAAAGTCATACGTAAATGTTTTTTCGTTACCTGCGCTTACTGTAGAGTTGTTTGCAACTTCTACGTATCCACCAATCATTCTAGCCTCAGAAGTCTTTACGCTTTGCTTGCCTGCGCTTACAGTATCAACTGTAGTATAGTTATAAGTTGCTGATGAAACCTGTGTTGACAGGTCATTAATAGTATCAGCCAACTGATAGATGTAGGTTACATCCAGTGGTTGTCCTCGTTCTGGTAGCGGTACTTTAGCCATTATCTCTCCATTATATCATTAGATCGTGTGCATTGCTGGGCTATAAACTAAAAGATTTGAAGAATCTCTTGAGATTGGTTCACCCTTTAAATAAACTTCAATGGTAACTCTATTTGGTGCTTGTGTTTGATCAACTCCATTAATATAAAATGTAGTTGGGTGTACAAGGTTAATTGAATTACCAGAAATTCTTTGAACATAATTCCAATCTCCTAGACCTGCTGCTCTACTCCATTTTACCCAAACATCATAATCCTGTGCTTGTCTAATTACTTGTGTTCCTATTTTAATAGTAACTGTATCCCAAGCAACTGTAGTTATGCCTGAAGAGACAATTGTAATGTTTCCTGGAACATAGGTGTATTGTGGATCAATAGTTATAATTGGAGACCAATGAGAGGTTCTGTTTTTATCTTCAGAAATAATCCTGTATCTCACATCATATTTTTCTGTAACACTATTTATAGTAGGAAGACTAGTTTGATCTACTCTAACTTTTTTAATATTTTCAATAGCCATTAGGTTACACCTATAGAAAATCTAAATTCAATATAATTACTTGTGTTAGGAGACTTAGTAACTGTTTCTGCTCCATCTGTTTTTATAACAGAGTATCCAGTTAAACCATAAAGTGGATTTACTGTTGCAACATTTTCTAATCTAATTGCATCTAATGCAATATAATAATTATCAGAAGGTATGCCAGAGTCAATAACACAAGCATAAATTTTAACAACTGTCACTGCATTCCAAGTAAAATTAGCGCTTGTATAAAGTTCTTGTAATTGTTTTGTTACAACAAAATATCTATTGCTAGAAAAATCTTGTACTAGTTCTGGATTACCAGATGTTCCATGATTAATTTCTGCTTCAAACCTTGCATACTCTCCAGTTCCTGCATCTGTTGAAGAAAAATCAACAAGGACTCTAATAGTTTCAGGAATTGCTCCAGAGTCTCCATCTTTATTTACTAAAGAAAATGCTAACTTAAGTTCATCTGTTGGAGAATTTTTTGTAAAGTCAACATTTGCTCCAGTTAGATGTATATGATTTGATCCAGGCTCTACCACAAAGTGATCTAGTGTTGGACCACTATCTTCGCTTATAGTAATATCTGAGTCATCACCTTGAATGAATATTGTATTATTTAAAAATCTACATCTCTCATATCTTGCAGAACGTGCTGGCTTATAAAAAATAGAGTTATCTGCATTTGTTTGAAATACTGATTCTGCTATTGCAATAACATTATCATCATTTGGATCGTCTAATGGTGCTGAGTATGAAGGAATTGCTGTTGCTGCAACTGCTGTATGGTGTTGCCAGTTTTCTGCAGTAGTAAAAGCAAAAACTGTCTTACTATCATAAGCACCAGCAGAAGGGTTTGATCCTGCTGAATAGATGCCAACTTCGGTAATTTCATATCTTTCTTCTGTTGGCAGTTCTGCTGTTAACACAATCTTATTAACGCCATTTTCATTTACAAACCCTCTAGATGATACTGGCACTCTAAACATTTCAAAATCTAATGCTTCTTTTGTAGAAAAGTCTGCTTGGGTATCTTCTATATCTAATGGGGTTGGTCCACAGCCGACTGCAATATATGATGCATAGGCTGGAGCCTGACCAAGCATATATTTTCCTATAATGCTTTTA